AAGAGACCCGGCAGCACTGCCTTAGCAGGGGAAGCCCGCCGTCAAGTTCAAGAGACGGCGGGATGCCATGACGCCATGAAGGAAATGGCCGAGCAGCGCGATGAGGACAAACGAGAAGTCGAGGAGCTCAAGACAGCACTTTCGGAGGCGACCAGCCAAGTGGAGAGTGCCGAGGCCCGACTTGTCCAAATCGAGGGGAAAGTCCAAAGGAGAGCCCAGAAATGGGCGGAGAGACTTCAGGTCGATCTCTCGGATACGGATTGGGAATTGCGTTGGGCTTGGCTGTCGTTGGCCACCACGCTCCTGATCTGTTTCTGCTACCTTTTGGCCGACGTAGGGACACTCGAAGTCCTTGCATGTGGTGCCTTGTTCTTGGGGTACTGTGCATACGTCGTACTGGAGAATTGGTTTGCTAGGTGGCTCGGAACACCTGCGTTCTTTACCAAACTGATCTATCACCAGTATAAGTTCCTCGGCATGTGGGATCACGAGCATGCCGATCGCCGAGGTGATTCATACTCTAGTGGGGAGATGAAGCACACCGCCAGATACGCGAGAATTGAGTATTCCCGTTCTGACGAAGAGGGTGTTGTAGAGCCAAGGGAGATGCTGGTCTCCCTAAAGCTTGTCACTCTAGTCATGACCGCTCGGAACACGGATCCACGTCTTGACTCCGTAACTGTCTGGGACAGGATGTATGCTACGGCCAGCAGCATCCACTCAGTCAATTATGACGCCGACCTTAGGTTGAAGAAAACTTCTGGGTTCGACCCCAAGTTTTGCGAAGTCGTGACTGACTCCGTCGATCTTGCCCATGCCATCTGGATGCAGAACATGGACAGGCGGCGAAGTCATTTTCGCACCATCCCAGCCTAAAAGGGGGGTCTAGGTTGTTCGTCAGAGGGTACCGATACCGAGAGAATCTTATGGCTCCGCTCAAGGAAATGAGCGTTGGAGCAAAAATTACGTATCGTACAGCAGGCTGCAAGGAGATGAGGCCTGTGGTTCAGGTTAGTTTGGGGTGTCACCTGCGAGGTTTCGCGTGCCCCCACCCTGATCCTACTGACGTTGAGACAACTGTGGCTGGGATGGTTAAACGGGCTGCGTCCCGCGCACCCACTGCCCGCGAAGGAGAGGTTGAGAAACTTCGCCTCTTTGTTCGCGGATGGCTTCGGAGGAACTTACAACCCCTCTCCTCCGAGGCGGACATTTCGTTTGACACGTGGTTAGACAATGCCCCATACCCCGCTTGGCGCAAGGAGAATTTGCGAAAGAAATGGGAAGACGCTGATTTCCGCCTCAAAGCTGTGGATTTCAAGTGTAACTCCTTCCCGAAAGATGAATTGTACCCAGAATACAAGCATGCCCGGACGATAAACTCGCGTTCGGATCAGTTTAAATGCTATGTAGGACCCATCTTTCACGCAATTGAACAGGAGGTTTACCAGGACCCCTCGTTCATAAAGCATGTTCCCG